GGAAGGAACCACGCCTTTGAAACGTGGTGGATGTCGCAGATTCGCCAGACTACTCTGGGCAGAATGGTGCTTGACAGCGGTCCTAGCGAGTGGGCCGAGAATGGAGCAATGTGGGTAGGCGACAATACGCTCGAGTCGGGAGCACATCTGTCTGGATCCTACTCCATTGTTGATGATAAGGGAGTCGAGATCGCCCATCATCGTGTGCTGCGCTATGCTGTGAGGCCGCCAGAGAAGGACTGCCGCCTCATCTCTCAACGCAACATCTCCAAGAGCAAGTTCGTGGCAGAACTTGTGGAAGTGCATGAATCCAAGCCGAGCCAGCGTGAATATCTGGTGTTCAAGCTGCTGTTTTCAGGAACGATCGCTCTTGTGGCGTTCTTTGTTGCACTCGGAACCATGGGCCTGTCTGCTATTGCAGTAGGTCCCATCGGAGCAGAGGTCGGTCTGCTCTCCGTCCTCTACTTCGCAGTACGCACTTTCTGGACTACTTTACAGGAGCTGCACAAAGTGGAGTCAGTGTACATGATCTATCACTACTCCCCCGCCTATCTCTCACTGATGATGCAGGAGCTCTCAACCTGCCAGGCGGATGATGAAACGATCAAGGGGCACGCCCTCGCCATTGGCAGGTGCAATAGCATATGCGACTACGGAAATGACCACGTTCTCATTGTGGCACAGACAGTCGAGTTCTACATGCATTGCAGGTCACTGAACGTCCGCACTCTGATGGGCGTCAAACCCATGCTGGATTTTCTGCTGACGGGACCGACGATGGACGGGTCGGTTCTCGTGTTGTGAGAGGCTACGACGTCCACACAGAGGCACTCGGGGATCCGGGCGAGTGCTCTCAAGATGTGAAAATCACCCGGCCGCGTGTTGAGACCGACCTGCCGCCTACTATCAACATGCAACAAGAGCCCTTTGGATCACCGGCAGGATGCGTTGCGCCGTCGGTTAACCGCAACTGCATTGGCACCCAGGTGGCTGGCTTGACGAGACGCCTGGGAAGAAAGACCCCACCGATCGATCGTGCTCTGCTGTCCGAACTGAAGAGCCACGTGCGCCGCTATTGTCAGAAACACTTCCGCCCTTTGTCAACCGCGCCAGATTTCGATGTCTGGATCAGGAAGTTGCAAAAGACATACAGCATCGCACGCCGCGAGGAGCTAATCAAGCTCTGGGACAGACAGAACCGAGTCCTGAAGAACAAGGACCTGCACCGCATCTGCTCCTTCATCAAGGCTGAATGCTACCCTGAGTTCAAACACGCACGCTGGATCAATTCACGCAGCGATGCCTTCAAGTGTTTCTCAGGTCCGTGGTTTCATGCCATTGAAGAGCAAGTGTACAAGCTTAAACCGTTCATTAAGCATGTTTCAGTTGCAGATCGACCGAAATTGATCGCCGCTTTGAAGAGAGCAGGGCGTACTTACCGCGCCACTGACTACACGTCTTTCGAAGCCCACTTCGTGCCAGAGGTAATGGATGCAGTGGAACTTGTCCTGTACGACTACATGCTTCAAGAGTTCCCGGAGATTGCGCGCACACTGCGCACTGCATTGACAGGTAAGAACGAAGCTCGCACCAGGAGAGGGGTCAAGTTTTCCTGCAAGGGACGCCGCATGAGTGGAGACATGTGCACGTCACTTGGGAATGGCTTCACCAACCTGATGATCTGGGATTTTCTGTACTCACGTCGCAACCCAGGAGCAGAGTGGGAAGGCTACGTTGAAGGTGATGACGGGATTTTCGCCTTCGACGGAGTCAGCCCCACTGCCGAGGAGTACGCCAGTCTTGGGTTCACGATCAAAATTGAAGACGTCACAGACCCAAGCCTGTGTTCCTTTTGTGGCGTAATATCAGCAGATGGGCAGGCGCTTCGCGACCCCAGATACTTCTTGGCGACCTTTGGCTGGTCCGCAAGCTGCATAGGTTGTGGCTATAACAAGAAGATGCAACTGCTGAAGGCAAAGGCCATGTCTGCCATCTACGAAACTCCAAGTTGTCCTATCGTGAATGCAGTGGCCAGGAGAGCGCTTGCTCTTACGAACAAGTACAAAGCGCGCTTCGATGAGAAAGATTGGTGGGATGTCAACTTTGTCCGCCCTTGGATGGACAAGCTGCCCGCGTGCACAACGACCCCGGAGATGAGAAGAGTGTTCTCTGAGCTCTATGGGGTGGCACCAGAAGTACAGATCTACCTTGAGGATCTGATTCTGAAGGGGGAGGATGATCAGCTGTTCCACACAGCTCAGTTCATCACCATGCCGCGAGCCTATCTCGCAACGTCCCGCTATGTGGACAGGCCGTTCTGAGAAACGGGAAAGCTCTGACCATTCGGCTTCTAATTGAATGCTCGGCGAGTGCCTTGAAAAC